TATCACGATTATATACAACAATAGAACCATCTGCGATATTTGTTTGTATTAAATTACCATTGTTTTTATCAAAATATAAATTATTATATATTAAATATAGCATTGCTGTTTCATCGTAATTAGGAATAACAGTGTTTATAATTGTAACAGTTTCTTTATCTGATGGAGTTAAAGTATATGTTCCACCTTGTTCGTACACATGTTTATTCTCTACAATTGTGACTTCTCCTTTTGGTGCTTTTACATTTGAAAACAAATAAGTAGCAATTACTTGTGTTTGTGTCATAATATGAATCATTGTATGAATTTTGGTCGCATGTACGAAAACAGTATATTGTGGTGTATCCATTTCAGTAGCATATGTAAATGCCTTATCTGCCGTCTGAAACACTTGTTTACTTTGTTCTGTCTCTTGTGGTGAAATTGAACCATCAACGTCAGTTATAGCATCAACAGATGTCACTTCGCCAGTTACTCTTGAAATAATTTTAATTTTTGTATATGATGTTTGATCTTCATCACCAGTAACATATTCGGATGATACAACTTCTATTAAATTTCCATTTTTTTTATCATAGAATAAATTGTCATATAATTTGGTAACTATTGATGTACCATTATATGTAGTAATTATAAATTCACTACCAATTTTCTTGTCAAAACCAAATGTTGAAAATCCTTCTTGTGATACTGAAAACATAAAAAAAGATATAACTAAAACTAATACGATTATGAATAAAAGTATCCAAGGTGTTAATTTGAAAGACATTTTCATTATTAATTATAGTATATTATCACAAAAAAAGATGATACAAATTATTACACAATAATAAAATTAAAAATATATAAACCTTTGGTTAATTGTATATATAATTACAATCCTTTCTACACGATCCTTTCTACAAATGCCATTGGAGTATTTTTATGACGAAAATAAATATGATTATGAAATATGTATAGACGAGGTTGGACGCGGTTGTTTATTTGGGGATGTTGTGGTTTCTTCTGTCGTATTACCTAAACCTATTAATCCAGATTTTAACATTAAAAATATTAAAGATAGTAAAAAATTTTCAAACAAAACAAAATTATATAATGAATGTGATAATATTATTCAACATGTGTATTATCATCATACATCATGTATTGGACCTAATGTAATAGATGACATAAATATATTACAAGCAGTAATGAACGGTATGCATAAATGTTCTCAACGTTGTATTGAATACATTCTGGCAAATGATGCGAAAACAAGTATCGAAAGAATATTATTAGTCATTGACGGTAATTACTTTCAATCATTCGAATATAATAATAATATAGTCGATCATGTTACTGTAAAACAAGGTGACGGTAAATATGTAGGAATTGCTGCGGCAAGCATATTAGCTAAAACACAAAGAGATAAAGATATTCATCAGTTATGTGAAGAATACCCCATATTAAATGAAAGATATAAACTAGCAAAAAATGTTGGTTATGGAACCAAAGATCATATGTCAGGAATAGATACATATGGAATAACACAATGGCACCGACGTTCTTTTGGAAGATGTAAAATAGCACCCATAAATGAAATACCAATAACAATCAAATCAGACTGTATGTCGTAAATCACCGAAATGCTTTTAGTAAATCAAATATAAATAATACTACTATTAAAACAATACCATGCATACATAATGAATGAAAAGCCACACTAATTGCGAAATCTTTAACCATATAATTATCTTGGTAATAATATCCTAATTTTTTATAATACTCGCGAACACCTATACCCGATATAACAACAACACCCCATAATCCATTATAAAAAGCAATATTTTCTGCTTCTTGTAATAATTTTTTTCCTAATCCCCTATGTTGATATTCATTATTTTGAGAAGTATTCGTTCCACATAATGTTTCAAAATGACCGACATTTTGAACGCTACCATATACGTGTAATTCGCGTATTAATCCGTGACGTTTCAATGTATTCTTATACATTACTTCAGTAGTTTTATTGGAATATTTATCAGGTATTCGTAAACGTATGAAACCAAATATGGCTTTATTGTCGAAACTTTCAAATGATATGAAATATTCGGTTCCGTTTGATGCTCTATATTTTCTACAAAATAAACGCGCGTCATTCAAATCATATTCAGGATGTCGTTCGATTTCACGAAACCGAATATCCATACTGGATTGATTATCTTTATGTAGTTTATCGTTAATTACCTGTCGCATATTACCGCATTTCAATCCACCCGAAATATAAGTTTCTGGGATATCACGAACCACTCGTGGAAGCCGTATCCATGGTTTACACCGCGTCATTGCATATTTAATAACATCTTCCATTAAATGTGTAGTTTTACCATAAGGATGATATAACCCCTCATTATACCATTTTTCAATCTTGGTCCAAGGTACAACTTCACATGGATAAATCTTAATTTGATCTGGTTGAAAATCCTCCTTTTCATATACAACATCAAACATCGCTTTATCTATTTCGGGTGTGGAATAAGGTAAGTCTGGCATCAAATGAATGTCGATTTTAAAACAGTTATTTTTACATATTTCAATTGCTTTTATGGCTTGTTTTACATCATGACCTCTATTGATTTTTTTCAATATATAATCGTCAATATGTTGTAATCCCAATTGAATTCGTGTGACGCCCCAACATAATAATGTTTTTAGCCATGGAACCCCATCTTCATCCATTTCCAATACTGCATCCGGACGAGTTTCAATACAAATACCAATTATTCTACATTTAGAGTTCTGATTAATTTCTATTTCACGTTCTAAACTATATGGCTCTCTATGTGGTGTATTGTCAAAATATACATTTACGCAATATATGAACTGCGTAAAGAACCACTGTAAATATTTTTTAGGATATTCCGTAAAAGTACCTCCTTCTATGATGAATTCCAATTTATCACACTTGTGACCGCAAATAAATAATGAATTTAATCGATTATATGTTTGTTTATAAGGATGAAAATTATTACGATTGGCGCGTTGAACCGCGGGCTCTTTTGATAAATAACTACGGGGTTGTGGAGTCCAATTATTTCCTTCATGAGCGGGTTCATTCGGACAATAGAAACAGTCATGTTTACAACTAAATGACTGACCGTTTGGACGTGGTGACGTCAATATTGTAATTTGGTTTATTCCAGATATATCATTCGATGGTTTTTTCATCAATATCATTGGTAATATCCCATTTTCTTTTACTTTATTCTGTGCCAATAATTTCTTGTAGTGAAATAATAATGTTGTTTTTTTAATTTGTAATTTATGTGGATGCATATTCTCTTGTATTTTTCGTGGAACTTCATTACGTAATTTGCGTATTATCTCTTTTTCTTTTAATTGTTCTTTATTTTCATTATATACAGCAATGATCCAATGATGTAAATTATTTAGAGTATTTATTAGTATATTTTCATCATATTCCATATTTTCATGATATTCCATATTTTCATGATATTCCATGTTTCCATTCGAAACAATGTCTTCCAAATCTCCAATCATATTCTTTCAATATTATTTACAACCATTGTAAACAATATTATTATTCAATTTTACACCACTATCTTTTCCAGTGATAAATATGGTATTTTCATTATTTTACTAATGTTATCATTTACACTATATCCGATATAAAATGATTTACTTGAATGGGAGTAATCAAATCCCAAACAGTATTCAATAGGATGTCCTTCAAATGTAAAATAATCCGAATATCTAATGTTATAATTTTTATCCATTCTTAATAAAATATGATAATAATAACGTTTTTGATTTGTATGCAAATGTACTTTATGTGCGATAAACCACCAGTGATTATTTATATAAATACCGTTTGTAGAACCTCGCAGTCCTGACAAGTAATGATATTTGTGATTTCCAACGTCATAATCTATATCCTGTTTCACAAACACTGTCTTATCGTTCAATGAAAATAATGAACCAGTAATTAATGGATACCATTGATAAATAATATTTAGACCATCCTTCGTATTGTATAATACCCAATTCTTTTCACACTTTCTATTCATAGGACTATCAACCATGTTTCCAGAGTATTTATTGTTATTATAATCATATGAACCAATCTGTATTTTGATGACACCGTCCGCCATTCCAACATTTGACGAATAATATATTTTGTCGTCTATAGATAATAATCGTACATCCTCTATTCCTTTATATAAATTATTGTCAGTTGTCGCATTATAATCGCTTTCATGAGTATTATTTGTTATATTAGTATCATAATGATAATCCATGATAATGTTTTTTGTTTGTATAACGCCATTGTATTCATATGAACCATCAGAACGTATTTTATAATTAACATATCGTATATTCATAAATAATATATCATCACATGGTTGTGTATCTTCACCGTCTTTCATAACAAAAGAGGGAGAGCTAGGGTAAAATCCTGCAATAGAGGGACAATTAATTGTTTGAGTAGTATATTCCTTTGAAAGAGTTTTAGTATAAAATATATAATTATCAAACAAACTGTGTTGGTATTCCATTTCAACGAAATCCAAGGATAATAACTCTCTGTATAATTTATTTACTTTCGATGTTGCATTTACATAATATCCAATAATTGTCATTTCATAATCGAGTTTATATAAATATACGTCCTTTTCTAAAAATAAATGCCCTGTGAGTGGTTTTCCGTATACAAGTCGTTTCGCGAGTAAATAAAAATTATAGGCTAGTTCATAAGAACATTCGCTACGATAATGTTTTATTAAATGATAAATATTCTCGATACGTTCATTATAAATCTGAATTCCCTTTAACCAATAAAAAATAGCAACATCCTTTTTATTCATATGATAATAACATTGAGCCATATAATAATACGAACACCATAGTTCTTGTATCCACCCACCCATATCTATACGCCGTTGATAATAATTAGCTGCGTTATCATAATCCCCATTATCCTTGTAACTGTTTGCCAAATAGAATACGTAGCGTGAATTATTCGGCGCATTTTTTAATCCGTCTGAAAGCAATTGAATATCCCGTTGAAATTTATTTGTTTTGGAACCACCATCCCCGACATCATTAATAATCACCTCACTTTCAATAAAGTCATATGTATTAGATGTATTGCAAGTATCAAAATATTCATGTGTCACACCAATATATTTATATTCTGTGTTTGCACGAACAATACGAACATTTTTATAATTACATTTAAGAGAACCTTGATATATATAACAAGCATCTTTATTAACATATTTTTCTTTAAAATCGGACACGGAAATACTAGATTTAAAAATCATATCTGCGTCAATAAATAAAATGTGCGTGACGGGAAGAGAACAAGCACGCTGAAAAGCAATATTGCGATTGTATTCAAAATCTACAAATGATTCATCAAATAATAATCCATCAATCCCATTATTAGAAAAATAATCTTTAATGATTTGCTTTGTATTATCAGTTGAACCAGTATCACAAATACAATAATAATCAATGTAATTAATAACAGATTCTAATAGGCGAAGTATAATTTTTTCCTCATTCTTTACAATCATATTTAGACAAAGCATAATTACAAATATAATATATATTACTATTTACTGTTTAATATTTATTTTGTTCCAAATGATAATATAATAAAATATTATCGGAATATATATTAAATTAACAATGTCATTTACCCGTTTTCACGATGATGATGCACGTATAAAAAAACAAATAGAAGAAAGTAGTTTCATTGGAAGATATATGTTAAACACACCTGGTCCAGGTTCTCAATTACCATTTTTGGAAGACGCTCATATTAGATTACAGAAATGGGGTTCAAACGCACATTCAAATAGTACCGAATTGGAAAGTGATTTGAAAGGGTTGTCTCGTAAATATAATCGTGATAATATCAATTTAAATAACTACAAAGAACACACGAGTGATTCGTATAGTCTCTCATATGCGTCTCAAAAACCATTTGTAGAAGAAACACGTTATACACATCCCGCATGGATGTATGTAGATTTAGAAATGAACCGTTGGGAAAAACCAATAGTAAATCCACAAGCACATACAGAGATGGATTTTGATAATAATTCAAGTTCTCGTATTTTAGTAAAAGATAAATATAAGTCATAAGTCCATTTTGTAATGACGAAAAATATATAATTATTTTATATAACTATATAATAATTAATGGAAGCTGTAATTCCTCTATTTGCATTAGGTTCACTATATGTAGTTAACAAAAACACAAAGAAAAAGGAGGGTTTTAATGATACAAGATTACCCAATGTGAATACACCAAATAAAAATTATCCACAAGAATATCCTATATTGAATCACGAAGAAGACCAGACAACACAATTAGCTGCTACAAATAAGTATAGCGGTTCTGCTTATACTGATAAATTTTTTGATGTTACTGGTTTATCATCGGCTAGTCCTACTGATGGTGAATATTATTCTTTAACGGGAGAAAAAGTATCTGGTAATTATTTCGAACACAATAACATGGTTCCCTATTTTGGTTCAAAATCCCATACAATGGTTTTAGATGAAAACACATCCGAATCTATTTTGGATAATTATACAGGCGCTGGTTCACAAGATGTCACAAAAAAGGAACAAATGCCTTTATTCGCACCAAATGAAAATTATCAATGGTCGCATGGAGCTCCAAATGAAAATGATTTTTATCAATCCCGTGTAAATGCTAGTATGAAAATGTCTAATGTTTTGCCATTCGATCAAGAACAAGTTGCCCCTGGTTTAGGTTTAGGATATAATACACAAGGAAGTGATGGTTTTAATGCGGGTATGATGTCTCGTGACGAATGGAAACCAAAAACGGTTGATGAATTGCGTACTGCCAATAATCCTCGTGCTGGTGGTATTTCTGTTCTTGGACGTGAAGGTCCAGCAGTATCACATATCAAAAAAATTGGTATGGAAGGTAAATTTGAAAAAAATCGTCCCGATCGTCATTATGAAAATGGAATGGATCGTTGGTTCACAACCGGAGGTTTAGAAAAAGGTGAAACCGCACGTTCTATACAAATTGACCGTTTTACAAATCGTAAAGAAGTTGGACGTGAATACGCTGGTGTTGCCGGACATTACAATAATGGTGAATATGTATCTGGTAAATACCAAAAGTCACGTAACATTGAATTAGGTGCCAAACCTATTGGTATTGCTGGTGCTTCCAATAAAGCAAATCCCACAACAGGTGATTATGGTATTCAAGGAAAGAAGGCATATCCTAATAATCGTTCTACAAACAATGAAACCAATTATTTTGGTGCAATTGGATACTCTGTAAATGCTGCCGTTGCTCCTTTAATGGATATGTTGCGTCCCACACGTAAGGAAGACACTGCTGAAAATATGAGCCCATATAGAAACGCTCATACAGCAATCCCCGAAAGCTATGTATATGATCCTTCACAAAAAGCACCCACAACACACCGTGAAACATTGGAAAATAAAGTTCATTTGAATATTAATAGACAACAAAATGGAGATGCTTATATGGTTACCGAACATCAACCCGTTAATAATGCTCGTACAAAAACAGGTGATTTCTATTACTCGGGAGTTGCCGGTGCTGGAGACCGCACACAAGAAATGCGTTCGTATGAAGCGGAATATAATCAACGTAACAATGATATCAAGAGTTCAACCATCAAAGGTCGTATGGTACCAGGAAACATGAAATTAGCTAATCACAGTATCAATATGAAACAAGCCCATCGTGATACACATTTGAAAAATAGTCGTGCATTGACAGCAACAATGCCTACACAAGCACCAAGTATGTCTTCAATGGGTGTTTCATCACACCACAACAATAAATTATTTTCTGGAATAAGTAACGAACGCAATGACAATTCAATTACATCAGCCTTACAAGGTAATCCATATGTAGTTGACTATAAAAAAATGCTATAAATAACCTAGTATTTGTGAAATAACCTAGTATTTGTGAAATAACCTAGTATTATGAAATATTATAATATCAAAAATAGTTGATATTATATGAACCCTTTAACAATCAATAGTATAATTATCGCATTCAGATTTGTGGTATTGATATCCATACCAAGCGTCATAACCTTGTTGTCTATATACAGTATGCGCGCAATTCGCGTTTTTTTGGCAATCAAATAGACTACTACAAGATATCCCACATTCATTATACTTTGAATTGGGATCTCCGGAACACCAATAATAACTATTGATTTGGAATAATCCGTAATCGGTTGAACCATCCGTATTTTCGTTCGTAGCATCGCAATTGAATGAACTTTCATATTTAGAAATGCATACCATGGTAGGAATCTGACTGGATGAGAAACCGGCGTGTTTCAAATAATCAGCAACATCACATTCCGATTGTTTATTATAGAGAACGATGGTTGATACTTCTTTTGAATTAGAATTATTGTTACTCGAGTAACGACGATGAGCTTGAGAAAATAAAATACCGGTAATCAATAATAGTGATGTAAACAACATTATATATATTATCATAAATCATTCTTTATACTTTTTTATATTATTTTCAATCAACACTGTAACAGATTATAAAATATTGTTTCATCATTATTACTTTGGATAAAATAATTTGTAATTTCTGCAGGAGTTTTATTTTCACTATATTTAGATAATATGGTCTCATCAATTGGTTTTTCGTAATAAAATTTAAAAAAATCTGATAATGACGATTTGGATATCATTTGCATTTCCATTGTTATATCAATACGACCAGGACGAATCAAAGCTGGGTCCAATTTATCATAATGATTTGATGTAATAATGATGATGCGTCCAGGCGTTTCGCATATCCCATCAAACACATTCAAAATATCATCCAAAGTGATTTTGTCATCATCGTTTTTTATTTTGTTATCATTTGACGGTGTAAATTTTGCTTTTCCATGTTTATTTCCTTCAAGTATATCATTACAGTCATTTTCGATATCATTTTCAGTCATTTGTGTTTTCTTTATAACATTCTGTGTTTTAACATCTTTTTTTGCTTCACGTGAAAAAACAATTTCATCCGCACAGTCAATATCCTCAAAAACAATAATTTTCTTATCAAAACCAATCGGATTTTTCTTATTATTATGACAATAGACCTTTTCATAAAAAAATGTATCCAATTGTTTAATCGTTTTAATTGTTTTAAATGACAATGTAATAATATGTCTGTTTGTATAATTCGCCAATGCTTTTATAAATGATGTTTTTCCTGTTCCCGGATTACCATGTAAACCTATCCCAAGTGTATATGGAATCCCTTTATCATAATACCATTGTTTGTTATTTAAAAAGAAATCAATCTTCTTTATTGTTTTTTCTTTGTCGTTAAAAAATATATTTTTAAATGTACGTGAACTTTCAAATGATGTTTCTTTCCAACAATCGTATACTTCTTCTTCGTAGTTATTTGATATTAATCTGTAAACATATTTTTTATTATTTCGTTTTTGTGTCATTTTTTTTTGATAATCATCACATAAATTATTTACAAAATTTTTTAATTTGCCTATATCGTATGTATAAGAGGATATGGTGATTACAATCGTTTTATGCATAATACAAGAACTTTGATTTTTAGTATTATCACTGGTTGTTTCCTTTATTTCCACAAAACCATTGATATGTTTATTAATAATGAATGGATGTTTTTGAGTAATAATATATATACCATCATTATCAAAACCATTAATATTCATTTCATCATTTTTTTGTATGACATTGCTATACATATATTCTAATTCATTTATGTAATTTGTATCATAACAACAATTATTTAAAATATATTCAAATAAAGCAACAAATTCGTCTGAATAATTTGATGTTGTTAATGGACCATTCCAATTCGTTATTGATGTTTTTGTGCCTTCATATGATATTTTATTAGAGATGTAAATTGTATTACATATTTTATAATAGATATCACGAATGTCATTGTTTTTATATACCATGAAAAAAAGTAGCATCAATATGACAATATAATGGTTATCCTTGATACTACCATTAGTAAATTGTGAAATCATAAATATCTTTGCATATTCACTATAATCCATATTAATCTATACTATAAATTATCTTTGTATTAATTAGATAATTATATTTACCCAAATAACTTATTCATATTAATTGCTTCTGTATTATGTTCTTGTGTTTTAAATAATTTATACACTAATTCATCATTTCGAAAACGAACAGTATATTCTTGTTGAATCGCATTTCTTCCTATTCTTCCTAATGCCTGCATCGTTTTCTGTTGTGTCATATTATCCAAGTCTTTTCCTAATATACCGTGACAAAACTGATAATTCGTTCCATAAATATAATCCGACGACGCAATTATCATAAATAACATTTGTTCTTCAGCCATACGTTTCATGATTTCATTATAATCTTGATGGTGATGTTCCAATAATACACCAATACCCATCAATAATAATATTTTATAACTATTATCAATATTAAGCAACATAATGTCTTTTACATTGTCCTCTGATATAGTTGGATTAAATGCGTTTGGAATAACATTACCAACCCATTTTTCTTGATGAGGTACACTATTTGGGATATATTGATGATCTAATGACATGTATAACACTTGTTTTCGCAATTTATCAACTTCATTCATCATTTGCTGTGTTTCTTTATCCACATGACGTTTTTCAACCACCTTTATTTTTCCTGTATCATCATCATTATTGCTTGTCATTTCTTCCCTCCTTTTTATATCATTATCTAATGACTCAATCTTTTTTGATAATATATTATTTTTATTTATTTTCGCCAATAATTTCTGGAATTCTGGTATTGGTATATGCGATTGTTGAACGTAAAACTTACATATTTTATTCACATCTTCGCACAAGTATATTGTGGGTCCATCTGTTAATGTATGCGCGTCCTGTGTCGTAAATAATACACTACATTTTTTGTCATTTTTCGGCTTTTCAATTTCAAACACACTTTGTGTTCGTCTTAATTCTGTGGATTTATATAAATCATTATTACTTTGATCGCTTGGTAATGATGTTGTGCGTTTCAAATTATAATTCGCAAATTTACATTTTTCATTTTGCTTTACATGGGTATATATTGTGTCCCAATATTCTTCTTTTATGTTTTCCAAACACAATAAATAATATTCTTTAATGGTATTCATTGTAATGTTTCCAATATTATTATCAAACTGATTTTCAAATTTACATGCTTCATGTATATATTCATTCTTATTTACAAAATAAATGAATTGTACGATATCATCCAAATCAATATAACGTAATAATGTTTTATTATTTTTACAATATTCCACGCATATTTTTAAATCATCATATTTTTCATACATACTATGTGGTGTCATACAAATACTATCTTTTGATAATATTGGAATAGTCTTCGCAAAATCATAACTATTCACATCATAAATAACCGCACCGGAATATGTCCGTTTGAAATATTCAATGACAGCTCCAATTTCGGTTTGTTTTGGTAATGTAGCACAAGATAAAACCACATTTGGTATTTCATTATTTTGCCAAGTATTTTTAATTGTTTCATGTAATTCATGTTCTTCATTATCAAGTGTAATGGTTGGTTCATCCCAATATGTTACTATTTCATCCACATGATTAAATTTCATCATATATTTCATGGAAGTGATATATGAACGCACATCACAAATAATAATTTCCACATTAGAACCATTTGTATTATCAATCTTTTTTGTTCCGTCCTTATATTTAATGTCTCGTCCCTCCTTTTTACATACTGGATTACCACAATAACACCTTTTTGTTATAGGATTGATGGAATGTTTAATATAATCTTTCGCAGCATAATAATGCAAACGAATATCGGAAATCTCATCACAACCAAATGCGAATGCTATTTTTTTTCCCATAGTAATTGCTGACTTTGCCAATGCCAACCCAATATGTCGTGCCACACAAACGAAAATTACCTTATGTTCGTTTGATAAACCAATTGGTGTCATTGTTTTTCCAGTACCAGTGGGTGCAGAATATAAAACTAATTTCGGATGATGTTTTTTTGTTTTGAAAATCTCATAAATGTCTTTTTGATGTTTATACAATGTTTTATCCTTGTATTTCATTATATAATCATTACGTTCTATATAATCCACAGCATTCTTCAAAATATCTTTTGTTGTTACATTTTTTGAACCAATTTCTATTACTTTTTTAATAAAATCTATAACATATATATTAATATGTTTTATAGACGATTTTTGTATTTGTATTAATGAGTATAAATAGGATGTGTAAGTTGTTTTACCTTTATTAATGTATTTTAATATGTACGAGCATAAATCTAACAAAATATATTCAAAAATGTATTGTTTATTTTCTGCGATTTTATCGTCTAGATTTTGAACTTTAATACTGTCTGTACTATTTAATTTTTGTATTTTTTGTGTTTCAAACGACAGTTCCAAATTAGGATAATATCTTTTCTTTATTTTATTAATTATTTTATTGAAATATTTATCATACAAATAGTAATGCATACTGTCAAAATTGTTATTAATTTTCAAAAATAATAACATTGAAGTATGATTGTTATAATGTATGTCAACATCATAATAACCCTTGTCAATCATCGTCAAAATTTGTTTCTCTTCCTGGGAAACAGGCTTCTCAATTGTATTCCACTCTAAACGCGTTAACTTTATTTGTCTTAAATCCATTGTTGTTACTTGGTATATTATTTACAATATTATTTTATCTATATATTGATTCAATTTTTCATTTTGAAAATAAAAAATATAAATGGTTTTCGTTTAAAATATTAGATGTTACAATTTTTTAATACAAAAACAAATATACAAGATGTTAATTTTCAGGACGTTCAAAAAATTATTAATAATCCAAGTGAATATATTTTAATAAATACATTACCTGAAAATATGCAATCCTGTCTAATATTAAATACGAAACATATTAATGAAGAAACAACAATTATTAATAATTTAATGGATAACTACAGATACAGTAATAAAATTGTATTATATGGTAAAAATTGTTGTGATCCAAGTGTAGATTTAAAATCAAAACAATTAATTAATTTAGGATTTAGAAATGTATATGTATATCGCGGTGGATTATTTGAATGGTTATTATTACAGGATATATATGGTGAAAAAAATTTCCAAACAACAACCGAAACATTAGATATACTAATGTATAAACCCGACAGAATATTATAAAACCTACACCATAAAACCAAGTCGATTATTGTTTTCAAATTATTCGTCCATGTAGCCGTTGGTTGTAAAAATTGAATTGGTTAAAATCAATAGAATTATTTTATTATTATAATACAATAATGAAATATGATGGGTCTGAATATAAGGTGTATTCTATAGAAGGAAATATTGGTGCTGGTAAATCAACTATACTCGAATATATGAAAGAGAAATTGAAAAATAACGAAAATGTATTATTTGCTACTGAACCACTTGATATGTGGGAAAAAATACACGATGAAGAAGGCACAAATATGTTAGTAAAATTTTATAAAGACCAAGATAAATATGCGTTTCCTTTTCAAGTAATGGCATTCGCAACTAGACTATTAAAATTGCGTGAAGAAATGCGAAAAAAACCCGATGCCAAGATTATAATTTGTGAACGCTCATTAGAGGCGGATTATAATATATTTGCAAAAATGCTTCACGACGAAGGAAAAATAGAAACAATAAATTATAACGTTTATTTACAATTTTACGAATTATATAGAAATGATTTCCCAACAAAAGGATTAATATATATTAATGCATCTCCTGAAACTTGTCAAAATAGAATAAATTCCAGAAATCGTGAAGGGGAAGAAGGAATACCACTAGATTATTTGGAAAAATGTCATTCTTATCATAAAACTTGGATTGATAATTACGAACACAAAGATAATTTACTCATTATTGACACAAACAATAATAAAGATGATATACATTCAGATACGAATATTACTTATATGGAAAAATGGTTAAAAGAAGCAATCGAATTTGTTTGTTAAGTCGCCCTTCCCCCCGCAGTCCCGTCGTTCCCACTGCCCCGGATCCGATCTTATCCAATTATGTCGAAACTATTCTTCTATATAAGGTAATATTAATTCTACTCTTTTTTTCCAATTACAATTATCAATATAGTTCTGTTGATTATCTAATAATTCTTGATTATAATCGCTATAATAATTATTTATTATATTGATTGTTTCTCCTATCATATCTTCTTTATATTTGTTTGATACATCTGTATAATTTATAGGATTATAAATAATTTCATCAGTAGATGCGTTTGAAAGCGATATATCAATACAAGGATTAAATAAATAAGCAAAACTATTAGATGTTTCAGGAATAGCACCAATTTCAGATGAAACTATATTACATCTATATGCCATTGATTCTAATATACTCGTACAACACGTTTCTTCATATGTATTTGGGTAGAAAAATACCATTGATTTTTTTACATGTTGAAATAATACCATTTGTGGGACAGAACCATAGTATTCTATATTGGGATCTTCTAATAACAATGTATATATAGGTTTGTATAGTACATCCAAATCGTGTGTTTTTAAATCTTCAACCTTTTTAATTGGTAAATATTCAGTTTTACTATTATATTCTTCTCTACTGAAACAAGAAAATATTTTAAACTTTATATCAGGTATTTGTTTTTTAATTTCTTGAAATAAAAAATAAGCTATCAATAATCCTCTATATGGTGTACTAAAATATATGAGACACTTTTCTTTGTTATTTAAATCTAATGATCTTGTTTCAACTAATTCAGATATTCCATTCGGCATAACAATACATTTATTATGTTCTAATTTAAATGACTGTATATATTTATTCTGTTGCCATTTACTTACAAAAATATATTTGTCGTATTTATACTTATCACTTTTAAAATGATTTTCAACAAATTCAACTGTTGTATTATGATGACACCATAACCATATTTGTATTTCATTGTTAATTTCTTCAAAAAAGGAACGTGGTAGCGGACATGTACCTTGAAAGATGACTATATCGGGCACAATCCGTTGTATTACACTTTCATTTAAATGTAGATAAGTTAGATATTTACTTACTTGTGTGGTTTTATTCATCTTCGTCATAACAAACACATTGTATTTGCACGTTTCCGATAATATTTTTGAAACATGATATATGGCGGATTCAGTCCCTCCTAACGCGCGTTGTTTTATCGTATCATAATCCCATGTATGATAATCAATAAATAATATATTTTTATTTGGCAATATCGTTGGCATTAATTGTTGTAATTTAACAATCATTTTTTTATAAAAACGTGACATTTGATTCAAATCAATATTATTTTGTAAAATGCTGCTATATGGTATGATTTTTAAAGTCGTCAAATCATATTCTTCTCTTTTTATACCAAATTCTTCAAGAATAAGCAATTTATTTTTTGTATCCGAATTATCATTTCTAATCTTTGCAATATTATTATATTTTAAAGATACACTATCCTCATTGACTGCATTATATAAATAAATATACGAGTCATTCAATAATGTAATATTATAGTCATTATTCTGTAATTCTTTATACAATATCACAGTAGTCAGGAAATCATCATATACAAACATTCGTTCATCATATAATTTACTGTATTTTTCTAATAAATTTCTATTCATACACATTAAACGATATGGAGTAATAAGTAATTTATTATAGTCATCACAAATTTTGACAATATTTTTTATATGATGTATTTCATATCCTTTGTTTAAATTGTATAATAAATTTGAATTAGTTAAATTATTGCTTCGTGTAAAGTTTGTATATTTCAAATTTATTTTTGTATTTCCAACAAGGGCAATTACATCCGATTTTTGAGTTTGCATTACATTATTAATGCGATTCAAACCACACGGATATAAAAAATCATCACCATCTAACATAACCAAATTATCATAAGATTTTTGATTATAAAATATAGACAATACAGAATTATGTCCTTTTCCTGGATATCCATTTGACTCGGTACGAATAACCTTTTTTATTTTCGAATGATTATTAGAACCATATTCATTCAAAACATCGCGATAAAATAATTCATTCAATGTATTTACTATAATAAATATTCCATAATCATGAAAATGTTGTTGATTTATAACGCTATTTACTGATTCATTTAACAAACGAATATTGCTAGAACACAATATACATACTAAATATTTTGGCATATACATAAATATTTAATTATTATTTAAATGTTTTTACACATTTAAAATATTTTTACGAATACAATGAGGAATCAATCCATATTGAATACTAATTAAACGATACAACAATTTGAACGTTCTCTTTTTTAATACATTTACAAGCAGAAATAGATAATTCTTCACGACGTTTACGTGTTTTTGTATTATCCGTTGACTGTTTTTTCCTTGATGTACTATTGCGTTTATTCATATCATCTTCGATTTCTTGATAATGTTGCTCGATATATTCTATAATGTTGTTTTCCAAAGCCCATCTGAAAAAATTCAATTGTCCGATGGTAGTTTCCATATTATGTTTATCGTCATATGGTATCACAATACGTTCCCATCTACAAAAAGGATCAAATCGCCGTTTTGAATATGCCTTCAATTTCAATTTATATTCATGGAATACTTTAAACCGTTTTCCATTATTCATATATACTACATAATACATTTTGGAATAATTGGTAACAAACCAATCTATAATACGTAAGGAAATTTTTGTTTCACCATTTATCACATGAATCATTTTATCTAACATCTCCTTTTTTTGATAAAAATCCATTAAGCTCTCTAATAATAAATCATTTTGACTGTTATTTGTTTTAATTAATGTTGTCATTGGTTTATACAAAATAAATATAACGAATATTTATATTTATTTGAAGATATATAATAAATCATGAGAAATAATATATTTTTAGTCTTCGTCTTTTAGTCTTCGCCTTGTAATTTTTCTAATTTCTCTTCCAATACAGCAATCTCATCCTCTGTCAATGTTTTCTTTTTACGTCCATCTTTTATTTGTTTTTGTAGTGATTTAATTTCGCGCTTCTTTTCTTTGTCTGTCATTGCTATCTTACGTTCAACCTTGACTTCATTACCAAAAGAATCAAATACCGTTTCTTCGCGCGGTTTTATTTCACTGTTACCTTCTTCCTTCTTTTCAACAGATTCACCTTCCTTTCTCAATCGTCCTTTCTCCATAATCCACTTTTCAGTTGTCACCGCATTTGTAAATTCTTTGTTATGCGAAATAATGACAACACCGCCTTCAAAATCGTGAATTGCTTGTGTTAGCGCGCCCAAACCATCGCGATCCAAATAGTTAGTAGGTTCATCAAGAATTACCAAGTGAGGATTTTGCCACAATGATGCTGCCAACACCACCTTTACTTTTTGACCTCCTGACAAAGATTTGATAAGTGTATGATTTGCTTGTTCTTGATCTATACCAAAGTCAGCAAAATGCTTTTCAATATCCTTTGTTGTCAATGTCTTTGATGCAACACCAGCCATAACCGCCTCCTTTTCATCATGACGTTGAACCATGCGAATCGCACCCATACGAATCAAAATATCACGACTAACCCACATTGTCATATCCTCGGGTTTACCCTTCCATTTTACTTCATACTCCTTGACTTTCATTTTCTTGTTTTCACGACGTGCTGATATTGATTCCGGCATAACTGCCTTCTTTTCATCAGATGTTGTTTCACATAAATTCAATTCTATACCCACTTCAGTAGTAGACAAATAGTATTTTTTAATATTTTCTTGATCTTCATCGCCCTTATTAATATTATCCAATCCTTCCTTATCCTCATTACCCGCAAAACGCCACATAATATACTGGGTGGGTGTTTTATGTAAATGTTTCTCCAAGTGATGGAACGCATGCTGTGCGATATATGCCATACGCAAATCTGGATGTTTTGTAACAATACCTTGATTCGTCTTCAATTCGCCAATTAGGATTTTAATAGCAGTTGATTTACCCGCACCATTCGCGCCTATAACACCTACACGAGATATACGCGAACATTCCAAATTGATATCAAATATTGTCGGTGTATCACGAGTAGGATATTGGAATGTCACATTAGACATCTTAAGAAGCGTCTTTGACATACTCTTTACTCCTTCCAAAGGTCCCGGTTCCGGAAATTTAAATTTGACGACATCATTCCTCAATTCAAAGTAACTCTTCTTTTCTGGGAATTTATCAACAAACTCCTTTAATACCACACCACGTTCACCAGTAAACATCTTTAATTTACGATTTTGGAAATCAATCAAATGCGTACACATCTCGTTCAAAAAACCGGAATCATGTGATGTCGCAATAATAGAACCACCACCTGTCATAAAATCCTTCAACCAATTCTTAATCCAAGCAATATTGGTAACATCCAAATGACCGGTTGGTTCATCCAACATGAGAATATCCGCATTCATTAGTGTTGCCGCACATAACTGCATCTTCACCTTCCAACCTCCTGAATATGTTGTAATTCCCATACCCATATCAGCAGCACGATCCTTTCCAACATCCTTCTTCGCATATCCAAAACCAATATCTTCCATTACTTTTTCTACCTGTTCGGGTGTTACTGGAGGAGACATGTCATAAACCACGTTACAACAATGAACTACCCAATCTATACCACATAAATCAATGTTTAGTATTGGGAAACCCTTTTCGTCTTCACCCACTTCTATTTCTTGAATTTCGTGCTCTACGAAAATGGTTCGTAATTCTTCCTTTTTGGGAAATCCTTCTACTTGTTCGTTGGCAATCGCACGCATCAATGTTGTTTTACCACAATTATTTGGACCCAATAATCCATAAAAACGATTTTGCTTCAAATGTAAATGAGTATTATTTAACAATGTCAATGCTCCATATGCCAATGAAAATTCACCTTTATATAAATCCTTACCTTCTTCTGTATCTTCGAATATATTCTCTTTTACAATAAATGATGATTTGGCATATTCATAACCAATATCTAATAATTCCTTTTGTTGATGTTTCTCATACATAGCAGTCCATGTATCCTTGTCAAAATAATGTGTATTACACATATTCGTTGTCAATAAACAAATATTGTAAAAATCGTTCGATTGAATGTTTGTAGCAATACCCTTTGAACCTATTATTTCCTGAAACGTGTTTTTAAAATCATCTACTGTTTTATGAAACACTGTATTTTCGTTATCTAAACACGACTCCTTTAATGTATTCAACGCACGAGCACTTACTTTACGAGCCTCGGGATCACTCATTGAATCATTACAACGTTCCAATGCGGTTTTCAAAGAAGTATAAAAAGGCAATACTTCTTTTGGATGTTCTATCAATTTACACATATTATCTACAATTACACAAGTTAGACGACGTGTTGCTGTCTTTTTATCATTCAAACCACGCATTATAATAGGAACGGTAATTGCCAACGCGGGAGCTTCTACATTTTGAACGAATACACAACTTGCCAATGATTCAATCGCATCGTAAATAACATTATGATCTTTTAATCCTTGTAACACAATTGGAATAAACGCATCCAAATCACTATTACCACTACATTTTAATAATTTATCTAATGTGCTACGTGCCGTGATTTTAATATTTTGAATTACATCATTTACGTCACCGCAAACAAATGGTACTAATTCCGGCATGGAACTTCTAATTTGTAGACTGTTCTTTTCAATCAAGTACTCCAATACTTTATATGCATATTCTTTTTGTGTACGCATCGAATTCTTTATTACATTACATAACATAGTTACCATATTTGGAGTATACCACGGTTCAACATTATCGATGATTTCTTTGAGTTTGGCAAAGGTTGGTTCGTAATATTGTCTTTTGTTCTTTTGTGAAAAAATTTCCAACATTTTTTCCATTGTTTTTAATACATCATCAAAATGGACTCCTTCCATTTGTACTACATTCATTGATTCAATGTTATTACACACTGCTTCAATATCACAAGAATGAAATCCTTGAAATGTTTGTGACATTGTATCAACAACCATAATATACAATATTAAGAAACCACGTTTTTATACCATTTATTTTATTTCTTTTGTATTGATACTTCCATTACAATACAAAACGTCTGAAATGACATACAAAATCAATAGAGTGAATCATTTACTTTTACCACTTTACGTGTCTTATTTGCGAATATTTTTTGTTTTTTATTTTTATATGCCGTCTTATTCATCATTTTATTTTCATTATAGCAACTTTCGATATCACGATTCACAAATTCTGGTATATCCACATTTTCAATGTCTTTTATTTCAGAATTTGAGAACCCAAAATAACGATACAAATCAGTTATGGATGGTATTTTATCCCGTATTTCTGGTAAATAATCTTGTAATTTCAAAGAAATATTATTACCTATTATTTTAGTTGCATTTACCAAATAATGAAATAAACTGGATTGTATTAAAGTCTTTGTATTCTTTGAAGGATTGAGAACTACGGCGGGAATCTGTGTTACACCATATTTTCCTTCTTTGTCATCATACACATAATTATGACTTCCTATTCCGTTTATTATCATTTTTGGGACGCGCATCATTGAATGAGGTTCCGCCGAAAAACAAATACGTTTACCTTTTGATACAATAGTATGGATGTTCGGATATTTTGATTTTTTTACATTATGATTTTGTGCGTGCTTTTCACTCGTTAATTTTATAGGTATTTGAGAACCTACTTGACTCGTTTTTTGCTTCATTTTATCTAGTACAGTAAACCCATAATTAGGAATCAATGTATTTGGTTCAATATGTATCATACTTTGTTTTTCATGGATATCCACTATTTTTGTTTTATGTGATTTTGAATTTTCAGTGTTGCGTATTAATATAATATCTATATTCATCATGATATCCATTATTTTTGCTGTTTGTGCTTGTGAATACATGTGAATTTCCATGATTTGTTTATTTGTATAAATATCATTTAAATCCACATTTGGACCTTGTATTTTATGATTATTTATACGATATGCGGATGGATGAATAAATAATAAATATCCATTGGGTTGCATAATATCAAACGATTTCACTGAAAAATCCACATATAAATTCTTAATACCATAATGTTTTGTACCTAGACTGTTATATGGAGGATTACCTAAAATGATATTAAAGTGTGTTATATTAAATAGGTTCCCGATTTTCATTTTTAAAAAGTCTCCAAATACTAAATTCGCTTTATTACCAAATATATGTTTTGCAACATTGTAATTGTTTTTATTATATTCAACTTGATATAACATGTTTTCAATGATATGTGAATGTCTTTTTTCGCGATTGGGAAATTGTTTTTCCAAAGTTTCCATCAATTTCATATAAACAACAATAAAGAAATTTCCGATCCCACAACATGGATCTAACCATTTTAAATTAGGATTATACCATACATTATTTGGAAGAGTCTTCAACATAGTATTAATAATATCTTCCGGAGTAAATACTTCTCCATATTTCTGTTTGTTATATAAACGTATTTTTAATATAGATTGTAATTTATCTTGAACGTCATTTTTATTAAATGTGTATATTGGTGGTAAAGCCATAACTTAATATATACGGATATTTTCTTCTAACAAAATAATTTACATTATTAATAAATTATTTTATAGTATTTTTATCTTATAGAAGACCGAGCGCTTAATTGCTGTAAGCAACACCAGCCATACCACTCATGACACGAAGGACGTTGTAGTTGACGGCATAGACACGTACCTTGGCAGTGTTTGTACCAGAGACAGTGTTGGATGAAAGGACAAGTTGTAAGACAGCGTTGTCAATACGTGAGAAGTTGCATGTTCCTGATGGTTGGTGTTCTTCGGGGCGAAGAGCGAATGAGTATACGTTGATACCGGCATCAGGGGCACGTGTGTGGTGTTGGAAGGGTTGGACGACGTCAAAGTATGAACCTTCACGTTCAGAGAAGCGGTCTTGTCCGTTAAGTTGTAACTTGGCTGTTACAACAGGGTTTTCACCCCAGCAGTGCATGTCAAGGGCTGATTCGGCAAGGACGAATGATGTGGCATCACCAACTGTGGAGTTGTAAGAAGTATCAGCATCAACAACAGCGCCATGGGCGAAAGCATCACCATTGATCATATCAGCAGCATTGGCAGCAGTAGCGAATTCAGTGATTGAGTTACGTAAGACATCAAGAGCATCTGTGTAGTTGAATGGTTGGGCGCCATAAAGATTGTGTAATTTTTCACCAGCTTCAAGAGAAGCGCAGTAGTCAACGTTGGCATCAGATTGAACGACCCAGACAAGTTCTTTGCATGGGTGGTTGAAGTTAAGTTTGATGCGGTTGGAGGATGAACCGACGGATTCATCACCTGTGAATTGGACTTGTTCGATCAAGTATTCATGAGGATTTTGGGCCATTTTGCGGCGTTCATCAGTGTCAAGGAAGATGTAGTCAACATAAAGTGAAGCAGCAACAAGGGATTGTTGGTAAGCAGCTGAAACTGAACCGGCAGATAAACCTGAAACAGCCCATAAACATTCACCGATGGGGCGGAAGTCAATGTTGATCTTGACTTCGTGGTATTGAAGGGCGATCAAGGGAAGGGCAAGACCAGGGTTGCGGCAGTACCAGAATTGAAGGGGCACATAAAGTGTTGTTTCGGGAAGGGCTTTGCGGGGAGCGCAAACTTGTCCGACTGAACCGGCACCAGCACAGGGTCCAGCAACATCTTCGAATGAAGGATCGACAAGATAAGTCAATTGTGTTGTGTTACCAACCATCTTGTTGTATCCGCGTTGTTGATCGGCGGCAAGAGTAAGTTGGTTCCAGATGTGCATCCAGTCACCGTATTGACGGTCGATGCGTTGTCCACCAATTTCGATTTCGACTTGGGCGACAAGTTGTTCACCGGGGAAATCTAACCAACGAGCATAAACAGTTCCAAGTCCTTGACCGATTTCAGGAAGAGTGACTTGGAGGTAGGTGCGGTAAGCAAGATCACCATTACGGCTGATGGTACATGTTACGCGACGACCAAAGTCAGCTTGACCGGAGAATGTTTGTTCGATTGATTCCATAGCAAAGTTTGTGTGTCTGCGGTATGAGACTTTCCAGAAAGTGATTTCTGGGGTTCCTGTAAGGAAGACGTCTTGAGCGCCATAGGCGACGAGTTGCATAAGAGCTCCACCCATTTTCTTCTATATATTATGTCTAAAGAAAATAATTTCAAAGAAATACGAATAATTAACTTTTTTTTCTAAAATAGTGTTTTCCCTAAATAAAGTGACAATGACAGTGGTTTTCGTTTGTTGTAATTATGTTTTTTGTTTGTATATTTTTATTATTTTTCATTTGCTAAATGCAAAGGAAAAATTGAATTATAGATAATACGAATCATAAATATAGAAATACAAATTATTTGAAAGTCTGATAGAATGAATTTATGCAATTGTTGTAAAAAACAAAAAGAATGTGCTCGGTGTTTTTACTGTAAAGGGAGAATGTGTCACGATTGTCAAATACAAAAAAAACTTGATATAAATAATAGAAATGAATATGGAGATTGGGGAACTTGTTATAAATGTCATACGGAATGGAAGGTGATGATGGAAGAATATGGAAAAACAGAATACGAAATATTTGAAATGGAAAATGACGATATTTCACCGGATAAAATAATGAAACTGTGGAATTATGAATTGATTCGATGTTGTTTGTGTAATGACGTATGTGAACCGATGGCACATAGTGATAAATGTGTGCGATGCGAAAATAGCTAATTCTGATTTAGGATGTTTGGATATTATTAAGTTCTTGATTGGTAAGTATGAATTTCTCTAAATATGTTTTTTGATATACTTCTTTTTTATTTTCGTGCTTTTTTGAAAAGATATAATTATCGCCGGATTTTTTAATGGTCCAACCGTCCTCAATCGCATTTGTCAAGAAAATCATCTTTTGGAATTTCTTTTGACTTATTTCAATGGCCTTTGGCTGGGTCTTTAATTCTGTTGTTATATTTTGCATTATACATTATGAGATTTTATTTTATTGTATATTTTACGCTTTTTTTGTTATAATAGTATATAATATTATATTAAACATATGAGTATACAAAGTGCTATACAAAGAACTGACGAGCAAGGTAATGATGAAATACGTAATGATGAAATACGTACTAATCGTATGATAGACGGAAGACACGATTTTCAGGATCAAAAACGAAGTGTCATTACACCTGCTGATACTATACACGCTTTATCAGGAGCATATGGAATTTATGGAAGAATTTCAAAAACAACACAAAACCCAAATACAAATATTACAAAAGAAATAAAATCAGGTCCTAATGTTCTTCATGAAATAATTAATTATACTTCTCCATTAAAAAATAATGAATTTTTTGAAGCATATTCAAACATTACCATTAAAAGTGCTTCGTTTTTTAGTAAAGGTATACCAGTGGAATATACAACAAAAGCTCCGTATACATGTAATTATTATGTAACCGATGATGAGAAATGGGAAGAAAAAATAAAAAAACAACTAAAACGTGGTATAGACCATTGTTTATATAGAATACATGTTGGACATAAAGATGTTTTAAAAAATACATTTTTTGGATCAGAAATACGAGATAAAATAACAAACTTATTCGAATTGAATAAAGCTAATTATACTATTGATGCTACACATATAACAAAAGATGACATTTTAAAACCTATGTTTGGTGGTAAAAAGTCTAAATTTATTTATGGTGACGGATTAGATCCTAGTTCTGTCAATAATGAACAACTAGTATTACTTGGTAATGATAAAGACAATAATCCTATATCTATGGATCTAGTATTTTGTTACTTAAAAGGTGGTCAAGACCGCATTGACTTGACAATTATTCCTGACACTTATTCTGGCTCTGACTCTGACGATGTAAGATTTATATTTTCACGACATAAATATAATAAAACTACATATGAACCATTAAAACCACCGAGAGAAGCAGATACAACTTATATAATTGATAGAAAAAATGTACCTAGTGTCATGGATATATCGATATATATAACTAGCAATTTATTTGAAAAAAAATTTAATATATTTACTTCATGTTTAAAACATAAAAAACGGATACAACCGATAAATAATCATGATATTATTACAAATAATATAGAAGAAGTAATTAAAGCTGTTAATAGTTTATTTAAAAACGATCTGAATAATATGAATAAAATTACTATAGCTATGTCATTAAAAACAATTGGCGACCAAATACGATTACTTGATGCAAAAATGCTAACTGATAAATTGAAAACACCTTGTTATTGTATAACATTAGATAAATTTCTATTTGATTATGGTTTAACATCCCGGGACTGTTACATGATAGGTGATTCAGGAACAAGAGAAGATTTTATTATTGAAATATATCAACCAAAATCAACAAATAAAAATACACGAGAAGTTATATTTGAAATTTTACAGGAATTCGATGAAGATACTAAAAAAGATTTGAATGTTATAGGTATCACTATTGACCAATTTAAACAAATTCCAATAGATTATTATAAAATCCTTAAGCGTAAGGTGTTATATATAGAACAAGAAAGACAATTTTCAATAGAGGTAGAAAAATATAAAAAAAATTTTAATAGGATATTAAATACTTCGATTAAGTGGTTCGATGATAAAACCTATGCTAGTATAATAGATATTGAATGGCACACATGGTTAAAAAAAAAGAAAGCCGTCATTAATAAGTCATTAAATAATCATTTAGAAGTATTACAAACAATAACAAAACGTGGTGAATGGAAAGAAAAAGAAATAAAGTTGATGGTATTATCCATTAATGGAGAGTGGGTAGAAACTAGTGAAGAATATAAAGTAAAATATTTTATTTCGGTAATTAAAAATATATATGTATTGCAAAAAATTATAGAAACAACTACAATAATTACAGATTTGGATGCTTATAAAAAAGATACTATTGAAAAAGCAACATCTTTATTAGAAACATTAAATGAGATAGGGAAAAGTATCAGTATTATGAGTAAAGATGTATTACTGTATCCCGGAAAACTATTGGAACAAGATGAGTTAGAAAATATTATAAAAATATTACTGTCATTACAAAGTGAAACCAAAGTTTATATAAACCGTGGATATTTGGATATTGAAAATATATATATACGAAAAATGTTAGGTGGTTTTAAAATATTAAAAGAAATAGAAATAATTCTAGGATCAGGAATGATATTAGGTGGTAATGTTAAAAGAAAGAGGGAGGACAATAAATCAGCTACTATTACTGCTACTACTAATACTGAAACGAGTTCTAAAAATGTATATACAACAAAAGAATCAACCAGGACATATAAAAAATCCAAACTATTAATAAAAAGTAAAAGCGCGAATTCACTATTACAACAAACATTTGAAATATTTAATGAAATGAGATTACAAATAATATCGCCAAATTTAGATCCATATGAATTTAATATTTTAAATGAATGTTTCTTATTAAGTGCCAATTTAGTTATTAACGAGCTAAATGATGATAATATAGATAATAACATGTTAACAACAGAACAATTATTTAATGGATTAGAGAATTGGTACTTTGATCTTGATAGTAACAATAATATAATTTATAATTTACCTATATATGAAATAAAACCAAAAATTACTTTGCGGACATCAACTCAAATGGAGTACGGAGGTGGAAAGAAAACAAAAAATAACAAAAAACAGAAAAATAAGAGAACCAAAAAAAAACAAAACAAAAACAAAACAAAAAAAGCTGAAAGTAAAAAATAAACTATTAATGAATAAAAATATATAAATTGTAAAATCTATATATTTCTAGTAATGACATCGAAGAAAATTCCAATACAGCATCAAATTTTATCTATTGATGTTAAGCACGATCAAATGTTGGAATATTTTAATCATCTTGAGGATACAGTGATTCCAAATCTCGAATCCGAAAAACAAAACATTAAAGATTGTATACGCAAATTACAAAATCACGAAATAGATAAATACATGGATTTGAAAGATAAATTAAAAGAGATTAGTTCCAAAATAAAAAAACACAAAAACGAAAAGAAAAATTATTTCCTAGAAAACTCCAAAATCATTTTCAATTATTTTGAGGAAAAACAACAAATAAATAATACCAACGAAGTGAAAAAAAACAGCAAAGCCATGCATTCCTTTTTCAAAATTAAAAAATCCAATCAAACCGTCGAAGAATTAGACGATGAAAAATATAACGAATCCAAAAAAATGTATAAAAAATATTGGAAAAATATGAATCAAGACAATCTACAAGTCACCGACTTCACAATCAATTGCGATACATGCGAAATATGTAATATTGGAGAAATGATCGCCCAAGAGGACGAAGGTATAATGATTTGCAACAATAGTGAATGCGGCAATTATATTATACATATTGTTGATAGTAACAAACCTACTAACAAAGAACCGCCCAATGAAGTATCCTACACAGCATATATTCGTCTCAATCATTTTAAGGAAATATTAGCGCAATTCCAAGCCAAGGAAACAACCCAAATACCCGACGAAGTGATCGACGCCATCAAAAAACGTATCAAAAAAGAACGTATAGAAGATCTACGTGAATTAAATTACAACAAAATGCGCGATATTTTACGCAAATTAAATCTAAACAAATACTTCGAACATATACAATATATTAATTCATTATTCGGTATTAAACCGCCACTTATGAATGAAGAATTACACGAAACACTATGTGTCTTATTCATTGAAATTCAACGTCCATGGGCTCTACATTGTCCGCCGAACCGAACTAATTTTTTCAATTATACTTATACATTATATCAATTGTGTGTATTATTGGATCAAACCCAATATTTACCGTTTATACCTATGATGAAAGATAGAGATAAACAATTAGAACAAGATATGATATGGAAAGAAGTGTGTAAAGAACTAGATTGGCAATTTTTTCCTACTGTATAATCTGATTGTAAAGAGTGTATAGACCAAAGAATAATAATATCA